GTTCAGCTTTGGCAGATCAGTTGGCATCATCGAGGGAGTGCTTGCCGCCAAGCAGATACCTGTGACGTTTGTCACACCACAAGCCTGGCAAAAGCAATCAGGTGCCGCCAAGGGTAAGGACGGATCACGCCAGAGGGTCATGGAGCTGTTTCCTCGGGAGGCGCATCTCTTTAGTAGGGTCAAGGACGATGGACGCGCTGACGCAGTTCTGATTGGTCTATGGGGTGGTGTATGACTCTACAAGAAGATGAACGCAAGACCCTTAAGGCGCACATTCTCTGGCTGGGGACTGAGTTAGAGAAGTCCAGACTCCAGTGCCGAGACAAGACTGAATTGCTGAAGCGAATGCTGAACCCAGAGGACTTGGGACACGCAGTAAGTAACGAGGTTCGCGCCAGCATCTACCAAATACTGATTGAAGATTCACACAACGAAAGAGACGCATGGAACAGATAAAACAGACACTGCTCAGACCGAGTGCTGCTGGACGGTGGATTGCTTGCCCCGCAAGCGTTCAGCTTTCAGCCAAGATGCCAATGGGAGAGTCAGGTGCTGCAGCCCAGCGTGGGACTGCAATTCACTCTCTGTCGGAGAGTTGCTTTATGACCTCCAGCTTGCCAGAGGAGTGGCTAGGCGTGGAGGTGGAGGGTGTCAGGATGGACGAGGAGGCCATCACTTACGCTCGAAAGCACTTGGACTACATTGAGGGCGAGGAGAAGCGTTTGGGTAACGTATTCGTTGAGCAGTACGTCACTGCCCTAGACACCCACAACGTCCGAGTTGCGGGTACTGCTGACGTCCTGGGCTGGAGTGATGACACTGGCGAATTCGTCATTGGAGACCTGAAGACAGGGCGGGGATACGTTGACGCTGACTCAGATCAGATGCGTATTTATGCCTTGGGCGGTATGCGTTTGGCAAAGAAGACATTCAAGACGGTGACCATGACCATCGTCCAGCCAGTGCATGGTGTTAACCGCAGTCACACCATGACGGTCTCTGAGTTGCTGCAGTGGGAGCGCAACGTCTTGATTCCTGCGGCACAGGCTGCAATGGCACCAGACCCCAAGGTAGTGCCAAGTGAATCAGCTTGCCAGTGGTGTCCTGCCAGGGCCATCTGTCCAGCGCACATTGAAACTTTCACGGAACTGGCTGAAGCCGCATTGCCGCAGGCACTGAGCAATGAGCAGTTGGCGTCCTACCTGAACCAAGTCTCCAAGGTTGAGGCGTTCATCAAGGCATTGGAGACTTACGCAGTCAAGTGCATAAAGGACGGTGCAGCAGTACCCGGTTGGCAGATGGGGTCTAAGAAGTCTACGAGGAAGTGGACTGATGAGACTGAGGCTGTCGGTGCCTTGGTGCTGGCTGGGTTGACTCAAGACCAAATTTATCCCAAAGAAATCATATCGCCAGCAGTTGCTGAGAAGCTGCTGAACGATAAAACAGTCACGGAAACCTTGACAACCAAGGTGTCTAGTGGACTCACCCTATGCCGAGCATTCGGCATTGGTGAGTAGTGTCAGTGTGTCTTTAATTCTTAACTCTTAACTCGGAAATCAAAATGCTAAATCTTTCAAACAATGGCGGTGGGTCTTACATTCGTTTCATGGCGCAGACACGCCAATGGGAAAACAGCTCCAAGGAGTCAATCACATTGCCGCCAATGGTGATGGACATGGACAGTGTTCGCACTGGCTGGCTCTTACTTGGTATCGGTCAGCGGGATTGGGTGGAGGACGAGTCCGTTGGCAAGAAGGGAAAGCAGCCTTCTGCTGACCATAAGCGTGGCTTTAGCGTCAAACTGTTCTCGAAACCTACGGGTGTCGTTGAGTGGTGTGCGTCTGGTGTCGGTGTCACCAAGGGCTTTGAGGCTATCTACAACGCCTGTGATGCACAGGCTGATCACAACCCAGGCAAGGTGCCAGTGATCAACTACGAGGGTGCAACTGCTCTCAAGATTGGTGCTGGCAATACGGCAATCCCGAACTTTAAGCTGAAGAACTGGGTTAACCGTCCTGCTGCCTTGGATGCTGATGGTGAGGCTGTCTATGAGGAGGAAGCACCAGCACCAGCACCAGTACGTCAGGCAGCAAGGCCAGCTCCCAAGCCAGCGCCTGTGGTTGAGGATGACGAGGAAATGTTCAACTAAAATTTAAACGACAAAGGAACCCGGCCTGGTGCCGGGTTTTTTTGACCCTATGAAACAAGAACAATGGAATTTGCTCCTCATTTCACTTGCGCGTCGGGTGTACGAGCTGGAGCAGAGAATAAAAACACTGGAAACTGCACATGGATGCAAAACTGATTGCGGCGGCACTAGGACACTCAAGGCCAGCAGCAAACGGACATTGGCTGGCGTCCTGCCCGGTCCTTGACCATGGACAGGGGAATGGGGACAAGAACCCGTCTCTGTCAGTCAGGGATGAAGACGGGAAGCTGCTGCTGAAGTGTCACGGTGGATGTTCGCAGCAGGACGTTTGGGCAGCGGTCAGGGACATGGGGCTGCTGCCTGAGACATCAGAGTGGGTGGAGCCTCTGGCTGGCATTGGCAGGCGTATCAATGGACACCATCCACCAACACCAAGGTTACCAGTACCTACTACACCTTCTACACCAGTTCAGGTAGAACTAGAGCAGGAGTGGCTGTACGAGGATGAGTCTGGCGTCACCCAATTTGTCAAGCAACGGTTTCGCACTTCAGACGCCAAGGGTAAGACGTACAAGCTGTTGAGAGTTATGTCTGACGGAACCCGGCAACAGTCAATGTCGGGTGCCAGGATCATCCCTTACCGTCTCGCTGATGTCTTGGCTGCTGGGTTTCACAGCAAGCCAATATTTATTTGCGAGGGTGAGAAGGCGGCTGATGCCTTGGCATCACTTGGCGTCTTTACTTGTACGTCTCACACTGGTGCTGGGAGTTGGCCTGCCGCCAACAGCGTTTGGTTTAAGGACTTAGCGGTGGTGCTAGTACCAGACAATGACGCACCAGGCTATCGATATGCATCCTTGGTAGCGGCTGCACTTCTTCCAATTGCCAAGAGTGTTCGACTCTTGGCGTTACCCGTGGGGCATACGGAGGATGCGTTTGAGTGGGTTGCGGCTGGTGGTGATAAGTCTGGCCTGATGACGCTGTGCAAGGGGTTGGAGCCTATCTCTGATGCCTCAGAGATTGTTTATACGCCAGTGGTTGATCAAATTGATACAGTGCCAGACGCCGAGGAACTGGAGCCAGAGCCAGCACTAGAGCCAGAGCCAGAGCCAATCGAAAGTAAGATTCTGATTGAGGAGTGGGACACGATCCAAGACGAGCCAGTGGAGTGGTTGATTCAGGACGTACTCCCTAGAAAGGGTTTCAGCGCACTGTTTGGACCACCGGGTTCATTCAAGTCTTTCGTGGCCTTGGACATTGCTCACTCAGTGGCTACAGGTTCAGCTTGGATGGGCAAGGAAGTCTCAACGCCTGGTGCCGTGCTTTACATCTGCGGTGAGGGTCATGGAGGCATTGGTGCAAGGATTAAGGCATTGCGAGTGCATCACAAGACTGAGCCTGGAGCACCAGTCTACGTCATCAGGCACCAACTTAACTTACGCTCATCAAAGGAAGACGTACAGCAGCTCCAGCTTGCCATCACCAACTTAGTGGCAAGGACTCAGGTCAGGTTTGAGCTGGTGCAGGTAGACACCTTGGCAAGAGCGTTTGGCGGTGGCAATGAGAATGATTCGTCGGACATGGGGTCATTCATCCAGTCCTTGTCAAAGATTCAGCGGCTTTTGGACTGCGCCTTGCAGATCGTTCACCACGTTGGTAAGGATGTCACCAAGGGACTGAGGGGTCACAGTTCACTACTGGGTGCGTTAGATACTGAGTTGGAACTCCAACGTATTAATGATGGTTTACAAGATAATAATATTGCTGGTGCTGGTAATATAACTATTACTAAGCAGAAGGATGGTAGTGATGGTGCTAAGTATGGATTTCGTATGGTCAAGGTTGACTTAGATAATACTAATTTAGGGTTTGAATCTACTCAGAGTTTGGCGGTGGAGGCTACGGATGTGGCTGTAAATGTGCAGCCAGTTGGCTTGAAAAGGACGGGTCAGGGTAAGCACCAGGGCAAGGCAATGGCAGCTTTTGTGGAGTCAATCAGGGAAACTGATCGCATTCAGTCCACCAAGTTTGGTCAAAAGAAGGTGACTTTGGTGTCTCTTTGGCGGGAAAAAGTGTGGCGTGGGTTGGGTAAAACGGGTGAGGTTAAGGGTCGAGATATCGAATTTAAGGCGGCTTGGAGGGCTGCAACCAACCTTGAGGGTGTGACGTTAGACGGTGATTTTGCGTTCTTCACCACCAAGTTTGGCGAGAAAGAGCACTTTTAGGGTGTTCACAAATGGGAACAAATGGGGAACAAATGGTAGACGATTTATGAACAGGAAAGTGTTCACAAATGGGGGCAAGGGTATAACACTTGCCCATTTGTGAACAGTTGGGTGGGTGTTTTGAGGTGGGAACAAATGGAAGGGGAACAAATGGTAAAAGGTAAAACATTGGTGGTGGAGGCTACGCGCTATCCGTTGGATGAGTTCACGGTGAAGGCTGAGTCTTTGGTGGCTAGGTTGGAACGGGTGAAGAATGACCATGAGGCTAGGTGGGGAATTAGGCGTATTGAGATGCTGGTGGATTCCAGCTTGAGGTTGAAGCTGGAGCAGCAGATGGAGAGGGTCTTCAATGCACAGCAGGAGAGGGACATCGAGAAGATGGAGAAGGCGGTTAACGGGATGGTTAAGGGATATGGTGTTCTTGACCAGTGGGCATTAGATAATAATATTGAGCAGCCGAGTATTCATGCAGTGGAGTGGGTTATGCAGGACAAGAGTGTTATGGTGGTGGTCCAGACTCACGCTGATGCAATATATTATCAACAGTTTCGGCCTGATGTTGGTAATAGGCATATATGGTCAATGGAGGAGCTAGAGTTATTATTGCAGTCAGATATTATTCAGGATATTATTAAGGCAAAGGCGTTACTACCAGGCACAAGGATGGTACAGGTGACGCCAGGTGGTAAGACAGGGTTTGATGACTGGCCTGATGCTGACGTTGACCTGAGTGGGGGAATCAAGGAGCCGTTGTTCAACTTTGAACACGCAAGGATGATGGGTGGCGTTAGGAGCCGTTAAAATCGACTCAGGTGGCATCAAAGGTACAGAGTGGTACTTGGGGTGCTTGGTTCAACGATAGACGATTGTGGAGCGTTTAAAGATGTATGTGAAGCGGAAGGCAGACATCGCCATGCTGGAGTCAATCGACAAGGAAATCGTCTTTTCGATGATCGAGGTGGGTAAGTCAATTGCTAATGTCTGCATTGAATTGGGCATTAGCAAGCGTGCGCTTGAGACTTGGATTGAAGATAACGGTTATGAGCCGGATATACTACGCGCACGCGTGCGTGCTGCCGATATGATGGCTTGCGAGACTGTGGAGATAGCCGACACCATCTCCGACGATAACCCGAGCAAGCCGTTGCACCGCATCAGGACGCGACAGTGGCTGGCTGAACGCTGGGACGCCAAGACATATGGCGCAAAGCAGG